CTACTAAAGTTTAATTGATATTGTGTTGTTTCCCCTCTGTACTGATAGACGTATGCTGTAGCTCCATCTATTATTACAGGATCAAATCGTGCAGGTATCGTTGTTGTGCTGTCTTGTGCAGAGAGATCTGTCGGAAAAGCAAAGTAGTCGTACTTTAGTGTGTAGGCTCTGTTAGGGAAAGGGAACAAAAGAAAGTTGTTGTCTAATGTTCTAACTATAAATCTAGGTACAGAACCTTGATCAAATTGTGCTACTGATGTGCCGTTAGCATGTGTTGCAGCTGTTGTACTGTTAGCACCTCTTGTACATCCTGTTAATGTGTTCGTGCTAATACCTGTGTATGTTATCTCTTCGTTTTCTATAAAAATAGTTCCAGTGCTACTAAAGCCTGTGGAACTTGTAATATCTATTTCTGTTTCAGTAGCATCTAGTGCTTCTGCTAGTGTTGTTGTTACTATCTCGTCTTCTTGTGTTACGTTTTCTCTGTTAATATAATCATTGTATTGCAGTATAGTTAGGTTTGCGCCTGATGAACCTATTGTGGTATCTTTTACTATTCTAGCTGTATTGTAGTCAACATGCTTTGCGTCATCAGGTATGCTGTATCTAACTGTTCCTGGAGAAAGTGTTTGTGACTTTGTTGTGTGATTAAAGGGATACTGAAACTCCCTTTGATTGATATAACGTATAGCTTCGTTTACAGCGTTTTGTGCTTGTATTTGTATACCTCTAGCATTAGAGAAGTTAGAGGTGGTGAGTTGCACTTCGTTTAATCTTGCTAATACACTATTTGTTAATGATAAAAAAGTTGCCATTCACCCTATCCTAATAATGTAAGGGGCAAGTTGCCCTGCCCCAAACAATAAGTAGTTTAAGCTAAGAAGTCTCTATCGACTTCGGTTGCCTTGTCTACTGCACCGTGGTCATTACAGTTAATGACTGTTGCGTAGACTCGTAACCTACCTGTAGCTGCTGCAGCCCCTGCAATCGTACAATCAATCGTATCAGCAGTGCCGATGAATTGAGTGTAAGTTGAGGCAGCTGAACCTACTACTGTGTTGGTTTGTCCGTTAGAACCTGCAGCACAGAACCCTGTTGATGTGATGTCAGCACCATCAATGATGTCGTCACCTCCACCAAAGTCCATGTCCAAAGTACAGCTTGAAGTAAAAGCTGCCATAACTTCAGCACCTGCGTTCAACACTAACGTACCTGCAGGAATCTCAAGCATTTGAAAAACGTCTCCGTTAGCAATAGTGTTACCTGCTGCTATAAGAGCGTCAATATCCAAATACTCTTGGATTGTTCGCACATGATGCGTTCCTGCGTTTGAAGGTAGTTGTGCAATAGAGTCAGCACCAACACCAGTGGTTGATTTTGCTGTTAAGTCAAAAGTTGCCATATTAGTACCCTCCCTTACGCTGCGTTATATTTGGCAGTAACGATAGCCTCAGGTCTGAGGATCTTTCTACCATATAAGTGCATACCACGCACGATGTCAGCAAAGCTGTCAGGGTCACGGTATGTTTCGGTTTTGCTAAGTTGTTCAGCAGTCGCAACAGCAGAACCATGACCTGCAACAAGAACACCAAAGTTTGAGTTTTGGTTAGCTGTTCCAGTTGTGGCAGGACCTGTACCAACAGAAGGCAGGTTGCTAGACACGTAAAGTCTAAAGCCTGACAAGTTTGTTAGTGCAAGACCGTTTTTAAGTTCGGCTGCGTTGAAGTCAGCGTTAACTAGCTTGGAGTTTTCGTCACCTAATAGCTCCATGAATACAGGGTCAACAACTAACCATCTATCCTGAGAATCAACTTGCTGTTGGTTTAACAGTCTGCTCATTCTGTTGATAAGCACCATTGGTGTGATAGCTGCTGTAGAAACTGCAGTTGCACCCGGAGCTTGTGTTTGGATAGGGATAGCGTGATCCCCTGCTGAAGAAGTAGTAATGCTACCAAAGGAGCTTTTGATTAACTTCATTGAAGAAAGAAGTTCGTCAGATCCTGCAGTGCTTACTGCTTTTGTGCCGTTAACTTGGTCGTTTACTGCACCTGCATTTGAACTTAACGCAGACTGTTTGTAACCTGCCATGTAACCAAGAACTTCTTGGTCGTAGTTGTCAGCAAGTCTGTAAGCAGCCCTGTCAGTTGCAAGTTGCATAAAGTTCACATGACTGTGAGCTTCCTCGATGTCGTCCATTTTAAAAGCATAGTAGTTAGCTTTATCAACGACAAGTTGGAAGTCCTCGTCATCCAAATCTTGTGCAGTTACATGTGTACCTCGTGCGTACTGTTTGACTGAAATTTCAGGCTCTTTAATAATCCGAACTGTATCACCTTGGTTTGCAATTTCACCAAAGTAGTCAGAATTAGTAATGTCACCCACAACAGTCGATTTACGAAACGCAAGCTGTACTTGTTTCGAATAGATTATTGGCGAAAAATTACCATTAGGTAAATTGCCATAACCTGACGTTGTTTGAAATGCCATAATAAATCCTCCTATAAAAGTTGTTATGACGTTAATATAACAAACTTACGATTATAGAGGCTACGCTTTTTTAGAGTTGCAATAATGTTTGATTACATGATTTCAAACAGATTGGGTCTATACTTGTCGTAGGTAGTCAGACAATCTATTGTTTGTACGTGTTAGTTATATGTAGAAAAAATGCCTTGTCAACACTTTTTTATCGTGCTGCACCAGATAAATCATATACAAACTTACCTGATCGCATTGCTTCCATAATGGCTTCCTGATTTTTAGCGTAGTCTTTATCTGACATTTTATCCACTTGGGACTCACGCCAGTAATTATTAGACTCATCTGCTGTAGGAGAAGCCTTAGAGCGAGTGTTTACAGCAGATGCTGCAGACTTTTTGTTATCGCTCTTTTTAGCTGAGATACCTGCATCTATTTTGTACAAGTCTATAACTCGTGCAACAGACTTGGCATCATCAACATTCTCGTAGAGAGCGTCCTGTACCCACTTAGGCTGTGCGTCTGCCCAATCATGGAACTTATCGTCCTCTCGTATTTCTGAAAAGTCAGGGTGCAGTTTCATAAGTTCAGCCTCAGCTTTCTCTTTTACTGCCTCCACTCTCATTCTTTCAATATTTTCAAGCCTTTTGTCAAGATCGCTTGATCTCTCCTTAGCTTTCTTATCGGCTATACTTTCAACTATCCCGGCTACGTCAGGATACTTTTTGGCCCACTCAGCTATTTCATCTTCAGACTTGGGTAGTACCAACTCATTTTTAGTAGCCTTTGACAACTGATCTTCAAGAGCCTTGACTCTTTCCTCAGTCTTCTTATCTTTGTCTGCCATGTGTCTTCGCAGATCACCATATCTTTTCTTAAAAGACTGCTCTTCTTTTGAAAGAGCCGAATCCTCCGACTTTGTTTCGTTTGCCTCTTTAATGTCAGATACTTCTTTGACCTCCTCAGCAGGTTGCTCACTTTGCTCTTTGGCTTTGAGAAGCTCCTGTAGCTCTTCTTCGTCTTTTTTAATACGCTCTGCGTTTTTGTTTTTGCGTGAGCGAGGATCAACGAACCCTGCTACTTTTACTTTTTCTACATTTTCTAACTCTGGCATAATAATTACTCCTATTGTTGGGGCTGATTTTCATCAGGTCGCCTTCGTTTTACTATCAAGAAAGTTTTTAATCTTTCCTGCTACATACACCGTTGGGTGTATTACTTTACAAAACACGTTACCAAATAAATCATCTTTGGCTTTACCTTTTGTAAGAACGTGTTTTAAGTGTTGTGTTCGTCTACCTGCCATCAAAGCACCAAACCTTGTCAGCAGATTACTCTTCTTCATGCCGGATACGTAAGGTCTGAATAACCAATGGTATCCTATTTCATGCTCAAGTGTTAAGTATCGTCTTTGATATGTGTCCCACACTCGCATAGCTTTACTCCAATCAGCAAGCTGTGTTTGTCTGTATATTTCTGTGCAGACTATAGATTTATCTCCACTATCTCCACCTCCGGTAGCAGGGGCTCCACCTCCACCACCAGAGTCTTCTTCTCTTCTTTCTTCTTCTTGTAAAACTTGTGTAAGTGTTTTACCTTTGTTAAGTTCTTGATTTCTTCTTATCTCATCAGACTGATCTAGAAACACAGATTGTGCTGCAGCATCAGCTTCAAAGGCACTGCCTCCCTCCATAATTACATTTTGTCTAGCTTGGTTCATTTGTCTAGACTTTTTAGCTGCATCTCTTGTTTGTGCTCTTTGCTTTAGAGATTTTAACTCCGGTGTATCCGGCTGATCGTCTGTCTTAACTGGCATCATTCGTTCAGACATCCTCTTCTGAGATTCCTCGTATATCATCCTCTCTTGCTTTTCTCTAGCCTTTCGTGCCTCAGCAGCTTGCTGTGCTTGTATGTCAGCAGTTGTAGGCATAAGTTTTGATATGTCAGAAGGTCTACTTAAAGGTGTAAAAGGTGCAACAGGTTGTGGTGCAGTTGGTCCTATCTGTGGTAGTGTGCCACTAACTCCACCAGGAGATATGGGTGGTTGTTGTCTAAGCACTAACCTCTCAGGGGCTGCAGGAATAACATTTGTTATAGCTGCCATCTGATCGTCTAAACTAGGAGGTTTTAGCTCTCCTGTTCGTTGTATACTTTTTTGCAATGTAGCTAGATTAGCTTGTTCTTTTGCCCTATCATACTCTGCACCAAGACCTCTAAACATAGTCGCAGGTTTTGGCTCTCTGCTCTTAGCGAATCTACTTTGTATATCTGCTCTTAGTGGGTCTACGTCTTGCACTGCACCTAATCCCCCTGTGCCTGTAAACTGTCCATCAGCTTCAATTGATACACCGACAGGTAAGTCTTGTAGTCCTGTCGTTCTCTGCTCTGTTCCTATTGGTAACTGACTTTTAACAAAAGCATCCACACCACCTGCTAGTCGTATCTGATCTGCTGTAGGTGCTTGTGGTGGCACAAATGTTTGCTGTAGTGGTTGGGACACATCTAATGATGGGTCAGTGCCTATCTTACTAGGATCAAACCTTTGTCCATAAAACTGTGATACGTCCTGTGGTTCTGCTACGACTTTACCTCCCAAACCAATAGGTAACGCAGGTGGTATTTTAGCAGTGTCTACGGCTCCTGTTAATTCACCAACAGAGTTGTCAAAGTAATTTGCATATACGTTGACTCTATCTTTAGTTTGTGTAGCGTATTTAGTTGGCGAAACTTTTGTAACATTTGGATCATTAGAGAATAAAAAGTTTCCTTGATCATCCTGATAATTGTTCTTAATTTGCAGAGCTGCTTCTTTGTAATTACCTGCAGCTATAGCCTCATTCATTTTTCTGAATCCCTTTAGTCCATCTTCTCCTAACTGAAAAGTCATTTGAACAAGTGTCTTGCTAATATCGGGTGGCAGTCTATCTGTATTATAATTACTGTTTACAGAGTTTCTAGCAATGTTAAGGTCTTCATAAAATAAATTTTCAACTTCTGCTTGTGTTCTTGTCTGATTGGGATCAGAACCTTTAGGTAACACATGTCCTGCCCCTATTGTATACTTTGCAGTTCCGTCTTTAAAAGTTTCACCCACGCCATTAACTATTACTTGGTATGGTTTAAATAAGACTTGCCCATCTTTTTCTACTATACCACCTGCTCTTTTTATGCTACGGCTGTTACTTAAATTCTTTATGTCTGATACACCTGCTTCAAATTTTAACAAGTCTGCCTCTAGATTAGGTGTCTTTTCAATGGTGCTTGGAGTTATTTCACCTCCTCCCACAAAAGGAGAAACTCTTAACACGCTACCGTCCTTAGGCATCTCAGTAGCACCTGCTGACATATCAAGAGCGTTTTTTATAGTATCTATAATACCTCGTTTATTCTTATCTATTTTATCATCGTTTGTTTCTATGATGTCTTGCACTTCAGAAGCGTCTGCATTAACATTAGCACCAGAATACCTAGCTAATTGTTCTTTACTTAGTATCTTAGCATTTTCAGGTCCCTCACTGTGCACTTGTATTAAACTGCCTTTGCCTGTAGTTTTTCTAAGGACAGGGTCTAAAAAACCGTGCTTGTCTGTGGCTAATATAGCTCTTGCTGAGTCGTTTGGTGATGCCCCAACTAAATGTAAGTTTCTTTTGTCTACTCTAAATTTTTTATTTGCGTTTACTCCCGGCACAACTACCCACGAATATTCTATTATATCTTTTGCTTGTTCAGATACTGTTTTCTGTGGATCTATTATGTTTTGAAATTCTCCTGAGGGGCCAAAATATTCTTGTGTGGGTGCAGGATCTTGTCCTATTGTTTCTGGTGTGAATTGTCTGTCCCCATATAACTTGGAAACATCTTGTGGTGCATCTACTCGTTTCTGAGGTTCATACGTTGTTCGTCTTAATTCTGTATCAATAGGTGGTCTATCGTCAATTACAACTGGTTCTGTTCCTTTGTATGTCCCAACTTTTTTACTAGGAAACTTAATACCTTGGCTAGAGGATTTACCTTGCAAGAAGTCATCTAACACCTGTATAAAACTTTTTCCTTCAGGCATGTCTGCAACTTGCATTAATATGTCTGCTTCTTTATTTGTTATGGGCTCACCTGTAACAAAGTTTTTGCCCTGTATTAAAGACTTCCTAGCAAATTCTCTAGCTGACTCATCCTGCATAGTCAGTAAAGGTCCAAGAATAGGGAGATTATCAATAAATTTACCTATACCACTTTGTCTTTGTTTTAAGTATGTGCCAAACTCTTCAGGACTATACTCGCTAAACGGTTTTGTTTGTGGCCCTTTTGTTTCTCCTGCTATCACTCTTCTCGCAACATCCTGTGCTAGAGGTGTTAAATTTGGTAATCCTCCTGGACCAACTTGTCTTGCTCTTTCTGCTTCATCTTCTTGTCTACTACGTTCATCTGCAGCAGGGTCATAAGTTCCTCCCCTTGTTGTAGATGCTCCACCTTCTAAGAACTCTGGTGGTATATACTGCATAGGCTGTCCGTTGAAGAAAGGTATAACAACTGTGCTGCCTGTGTTTGGGTTTGTAAAATTACGTAGCTCAAAGCCCACACCAGGGAACCGTCCTCCTCCTGCACCATAAGGCTGATTGGCTTTAAATTTAGAACCTGTAACACTAGAATATGTATCGCCTACTGCTCCACCCTCTTGGAATCCTTGTAGCTCTTCTACAGGGAATGGGAACTCCTCTTGTTCCTCTACAGGCTGTCCACCAATACGCCCGTCAGCTTCCATTCTAGCCAAGCCCATTTTAGCTTCATCCCGTAGGTCTTCAAACTTATCTATACCATGATAGCGTACAACATCAGCAGGTACAACATACTCGCCTTCACTGAGCATTGCAGGTACATCATCTCTTACTTCTTCTGCCATACTTCCTGCAGGAACTTCATTACCACTTACAGGGTCACGCTCTACACCGTCATCAGCGAGTACACCACCCTCGTTCATAAACGCAAACTTCATCTGCTCCTGCATTGGTACGACTCCCCCTTCTTTGTATGTTTTGATAGCACCACCCTTAAAGAACTCATATGTTTCTGGTTTTCCTAATTCGTTCTCTTTCAAGAACTTTCTAGCAGGAAAAACGTCTACTGAGTTATACTTTCCTGCTTCCCTTAAATCAGCGTCTAATCCTTTTCTCTCTAGCACCTTTTTAACCTGAGAAGGTTTTAATTTACCTCTATTCCAATCTGATAGCGTCTTTTCTACTTCAAAATCGTAAGGAGCAGAAACTTGCGTTGTATATTTTTCACTAGGATGAGGTTTCCTTTCAAAAGGAAAATCAATAGTTGCAGCACCTCCTGAGGGTAAAGCTTCTCTATAGCCTTCTACTTCAAGTCCTTTTTCTTCTAATATTCTATCCCAGTTTTCTTTTTTACCTATACCACTAAAATTGTCTACCTTTGATGTCCACTGTTTAGACCAATTGTATTCTTTGTTAACATCAAAGCCTTTGTAATCGTCCCCTACCCACATCCACTTGTGATGAAATATTTGATTACTGCTTCTATTCGCTACGTTACCGTTTGCATCAATGGCTACCATTTTTCCTGGTGTTGGCTCTCTTGCAAAATCAAAATCAGCAGACTCATCAAATCGTATTGTATCAGGTGTATCACCTTTACCCTTCATATACATTAACGTATTGAAATTATGGTCAGGTGGTAGTTTATCTAAAGCACTATTGTATAAATCTTGCACTTCTTTAGGTTGGCTTCCTATATAGTTTTTATGAAAGTATACTTGGTTGCCACCAATAACTTTTCCAACAGGAAAGTCTAATCCACCAAACTTACCACCACGCTTAAATACTGTTCCTTTAGGACTCTTAAAATCAAAGACTATACGTTTAACGGCTGTTATTATTTTGCCTTTTCGTGTGACATTATTTGCACCAAAAATCTCTTCTACAAACGGAACGTAGTCTTCTGTCTTTTGATTTCTTTGAAAACTTTGATCTGTTTGTGTTTTAGTCTTTGCTTTTGTTGTGCCACCAACTCCTGACCTATTACCCTCATAAACGGTAAAGTGTGCTTTTCCTCCTGGCTTTACTGCGTTTTCAGCCTGTTGAATAACTGTTTTAATATTTGCATCTTCTTTTATAACATTCAACACATTGTGGGACATTGCTACATCAGCCTGTCCCTCTCTAACAGCATCAGCAACTGCAGCATTATGCTCAGGTGTTCTATTAAAAGGATCAAAAACTTTTACATCTATTCCCTCCTCAGACGCATCGTTGATAAGATTATCAAATCTACCACCACCAATATCAACTACCTTTTGCCCCTTTTTTAGTTCTCCTCTTTTTTTCAACTCATTATATCCTGCAGCTATTTGATTTTGTGATGTCCCACTAGAAGAGTACATCTGCTCAGGATAGCTCCATATATCAGGCACATCTGATTTTTCTGCACGAGTGGCTTTTAATCCTGCCTTTAATCCCTTAGCTGCAACATCACCAACAACAGGTATTAAACCGACAGCAAAAGCTGCTGAGTTAATTGCTGTGCCTAGCACATCGCCTTTCTTGTAACTCTCAACCACATCACCTGCAGCAAGTATATCACCTGCGATAGGAACAAAGTCTAATGCTCCTGTACCCACTTTACCTAGTCTTTTTTCTGCTAATCCTCTAACACTAAACGCATCCTCTGTTTGCGTGTCGATAGGCTCAGGCTCCTCAACAGGTGTCTGTTGTATTATGGGTTGCTCTTCTTCTTCTTTAAGTGGGTCTACTACTTCAGGTCTTTCCATTGTTCATCATGTCCCTTAGTTGCATCATGCGTCTAAGAGCAGAGATAGCACCTTGCAATCTGTAAATGTCAGATGGCTTTTCTGTCTGCTCCATTGTACGTTGATAATTTACTATTGATCGTTGTAGCTCTTCTACAAAAGCTTCCCATAGTTCTTTGTTATTCGTTAACTCTTTAATCTTAGACATTACCTGTAAATCCTTCTTCTCCTGGAGCCGGGGCTGTTCCCGTTCCTACCTGTGCTCCCCCACCTCCTGTTGTATCTTGGACATCTGCTCCGGCAGGTGCAGGTGGTGCTCCTCCCTCAGGTGGCTGTGGGGCTTGTTGTTGCTGTGGTTGTTGTTCCTGAAACTTCTTAAATATCTCAGCTTGTATCACAGCGTCTTGCAAGCTATTTGTTACCTTATCTGGATCAAGGTCCATAGCTTTTGCAATCTCTCTAATAATATAATCCATCTTGGCAAAAGGTGCTAATGCAGGATTTGATGCAACCTGTAAGAACTGCATTAGTCTTTGACTACGCACTTCGTTAGCCATCAAGCTTTCTGTTCCTTGTGCTTTGACTTCTAAATCACCCTTGATGTCAGGATCGTAATCAAACTGCATGTTGAAACTAAAGAACGCTTTACCAATTGGTGCTAACAAATAGTCATCTACGTTCTTCACAACATTACGTATAGAACCATTAGCTGCAGACATTAACATAGATATACCTGATGCTGTACGTCCCACACCCTGTATGCCCGTCTGTCCATGAGCAAAGGATGGAAAGCCCGTGCTCTCGTCTGCAAGCACTCGTGCCTTATCGAATAGTTGCATATTCTCTCCGGCTACATTCGGAAACTTTGTGCCAAATATAGCTTGTCCTGGAGCCCCTCCTTGTCGCCTAAAAATTTTACCGGGATACACACTAAGGTCCTGTCCCGGTACTAGGTTGGTTTCGTCCACCTCCATTATAAGGTTGCCACTTAATGCTGCGTTGTCAATAGCCATACGCATAAAACCATTCATCAATGTCTGTGTATCGTCCATGTTTTCTGCAATACCAACACCAAAAAAGCTATATGGATTATGCTCGTAAGGCACAGCATAGTAAGGTATACGTACAGGTTTAAATGGATTTAGTACCATCCTTAAAACATGGCCTTGACACACCCATATATTACAGTTTATCTGCTCTACATCTCCTAGCTCTTCTGGTATTTCTACGCCATTCTCCTCTAATATATCAGCATCTACATATCCCCAGAACTCTAACACTTCATAACGCTCTGAATAGTTCTCTATAGCGTAATCCTTCATATCATCTTCCCAATACTTTTTATCGTATTGTGGACCCATATCAAGACACTCCTCTATGGAATCGTCTCGAAAGTATGGTCTGTTTTTTAGGTTACGCATTTGTGTTTTAGACAGCTTGTGTCTTTCTACACAGTATTCTGCTTCATCCATGTTGTACGCATCAGGGTCAGGGTAGAAGTTCCACATAGATACGTGGCTTGTAGATGGCACTGTTTTTATTAGTGGGTCATATTCACCCTCATCATTCCAGTTAGGATACTCTTTGTCTATGGCAAAAGGCCCCTTCATAATACCCGTACCAAACAAAGCCATTTCAAAAGCCGTGTTACGTAATTGCTTATTAGCTCCAGACTCTTCTAACTGATCGTGTATCTTTTTTTCCATCTTCTTTGCTGCAATCATGGCAGGATGAAAAGTTACCGTTGTGTTCGTTGTGCCTGAGCCTTCTATAATCTTGTCAGAAACTGTATTTAATTTACTTTCTGCTGCACCTAGTCTGTTCTCTAAGTCTTTTATTGTTTCGCCCGGTTGCAACTTTCCGTTAGGCTTAAACAAAAAAGGCTCTGAAGGTTTATCTTCAAAAGCCTGTCGCAGTTCGTCTTGTCCCTTTTCTGCATTAGGGTCTATATTTATGTGCACCGACTCAGCCACACCGTCAGGTAGCTTCGTTGGGTTTACTGTCAAAGGAAAGTTATTATTACCAAAGAGCACGTCAATTATTTGACCATAAGCTGCTAGTGTTTTTGTTTTTGTTACCTTTACAAATACCCTAGACTTTTCTGTTTCTGTAAACTGTACATCAGGACCATATAGCCCTCTGTAGTTTCTGTACGCTTTTAGCCATCTTTGTTCGTCTTGCTGTCTTACATCTTCTGCTCGTTTAAATCTGTTCTGTACAAAACTTACTACGTCACCTTCTGATCTTATAGCAGGATCATTGTCCTGCATTGCCGTGACATCTGCTGTGTCAAATGCTACTTCGTTATCTTCTGCCATGTTTAGTATCCAAAGTTAGGATCAGCGATTTGAAAACCTGTTCGCTGATTCACAGGGTTATAGTCCCATATAGAACTTCTAGGTCTTGTCATCACACCATAACGCAAAGCGTCATACATATGATCCATACTGTTTGTGTCTACGTCTTCGGAGTTTTTCTTGTCCAAGGGTAAACTAGGAAGTTGAGATATAAGCTGTGTGCAGTTGTTAAAAATAACAAGACGAGGCTCTTCGGTATGTTCATCAACCTGCAATCGTCTGTGTAATTCGTTTTTTCCTGCAACTCTACTTCCTCTACTTCTGTCTGATGGTCGCCACTTACAACCTCTTACTATCATCTGTTCTGCTAGACTAGGACCAGTGTCGCCCCTTTTGTGCCATAGTGAACTATCTAAAACTCCATACTGTATTCTACCATCTTCAGCTTCTAGTTCTAATATCCTGTCAGCCAAATCTACTGCTAGAACTTTTGACACCTGTAGCTCTCTATATACAACAAGCTGTTCAGCAGGTGTTATGGCTAACCACACTACAGCAGAGTAACTTCCATAACCGTAGTCACACGCTCTAAACTTTGTCCAACTAGCAGGTATCTTGTATGGTTCAACTACATGCTTTGTCCTGTCAAACTCAGGAAACGCAGCACCCTCAGCTACATCCCAATTACCCTCTAGTAGTTGCCTCCTCTGGTGCTCTGGCAAGGATAGTAGCATTGCCTCATAGTCACCA